ATAGTGCGGGGAATCATTCCATGTCTGGTCTAGGATTAGATTGAGGTCAAAGTCATGTTTGACAAACTGACCTGATAGGTAGGGTTGATCGTTCATTAGGGACATGTGTATCTGAGGCCCTTCGAAGTACCATTCTTTCCAATCATCAAACACCTCACGTGCACGTAGGCGAGCCTGTTTAGACCAAACCACTACTCCAGTATTCATTATCTGAATTTTACTTGGTAGGTTTGGAGGCATTGCGGGTGTGATGGGTATGCCGTGATATTCGAACTTTCTGACTTGATTGTTGTAGGTACTCTCTTTGTAGTCCCAACCATTATATCCACCACCACTGGCAGTCCGGATATCACTTTCTAGAATACCTGTTACATCCCCTTCGTGGATATCAAAGATACTCTCATCGGTGTTTACTACAATATCAGTATCCGCAAAGAACACGTTGTCGTATTCATCGAAGATAGGATCGTAGATTAACCGTAGACATTCAAAGAGACATACAGTGGTGTCCCTCTCATACTCATCTTTGGTGTAAACCGCTTGGTCTGAATACAAGTAATCAGCACCAATCTTATCGGCATATATCTCAAACGATTTACGAGAGATTTCAGCGCATTCACTATAAATCTTAGAACGTGATTGTCCTAAGATAGGCCCTCTCTTTTCATCCAGATCGGGGTTGAGGATCATGTACTGAAATATCAAGTTTTTCACTGACCCTTCTTTTTCCTTCGACATTATGTATTTTCCTTACGTACCCTTCTTTTGAGTACTGTTTATGTTTATTCCGCTTTTTGTTGCGGGAATCAAATCGGCTGTATTTAGCCATGGCCGGTCAGACCCTCTTGTTGCTAAGAAACTGTGTAATTAATAATGGATATTGTACTAAACATAACAAACATTGCGCCTGCAATCAATAAGACTGGGTAGACGCAATTTGCCAGTAATGGATTTTCTTCTATCCATTTTTCAAAATCTTTTTCGTTCACACCTGTTCCATTCGGGACATTAATCTTTCTGCCCTGTTTGTGACCTGTCTATACCAACGACTGTCACGTCCTTCCACTGCAGCTGTCTTCCAATCGCCTTCTAACACGGCTGCATTGAATTTTTTAAAACCACTGAGACGTGTGCGTCCCATGTTGAACATCATATTAACCAAGACCTGCTGGACTTCTGAGGGTAACTCACCAAACTCCCGTTCTCCGTATAGAGCGAAACACTCTGAGATGGCAATATCAAGGTCTCCATCGAAACAACTCCTAACTCTTTCTTCACTGACTGCTGTACCAATTGGCCTTCCATGTTCCTCGTCACTTTCTTTGATAAGGTGACCGACTCCAAAGGTAGCGTACCCAAGATGGTCGTTATAGATGACATATTCTACCCCTTCGTCGATTTTTAATTGTTCAAATATCGCTTCTTTTGTTTGTTCAGTTATCATTTGTTACTCCTAACATTTCTTTCGTCATGATGTAGTCACGTACAAAATCAGACCGTACAATGTCTGACCACGTGAAGTTCACCGTTGTGAAGTTATTTAGGTGATCTATAACGTGAAGAAACTTTGCAAGACCACTTTTATCATTGGACTTGACAAAATCACTCTGGTAGTAATCACCACAGAAAATAATCCTACAGTTTTGACCCACTCGTGTAATTATCGAATCCAACTCGTGGAACGTCAAGTTCTGCATTTCGTCTACAACCAACACGCAGTCGGTAAACGTAAGTCCACGTAGAAAAGATGTGGATGAGAATTCAATAAGGTTTTGTTTGGTCAACTTATCATACGCTAGCGTATCGTCAAACAGTTCAGAACAGATCGCTCGATAGGGGCCTGTATATGCATCTACTTTCTCTTCGATACTGCCAGGCAGAAACCCTATTTCACGGGTAGGTACAATAGAACGAACCACCACCACTCTTTCGATGGCGGGGTTGCCTTTGTCTAACGCTTGTTCTAACGCCAAGTATAAAGCGGAGAAGGTTTTACCCGTACCCGCACTTCCAGCCATTACAATGTGATTCCCTTCATCCCACGACTTATACACCGTCTCTTGTGCGGCGGTGATCGGTTCGAATGTTAGGAGATCATCAATGCGTAGTTTTTGAGGCATTGTTGATTGTGGTCTCATGTGTTTATTGTGTTCCCTCTACCTGAGCCTTTTTTCATGCGGTCAAGATGGTTTTCCCAGTCTTTACCAGCGGTACGCATTGCGGATTTTGTTCCGGATATGGTTGCAGGCGCAGAGAGATGCACCTGTTCTAGGTTTGGGTTATCAGTTTTGTACTGATCTAAATCGGAAATCCGAAGAGATACTTCAGTAACCTCTCCGGACTCCTTGTCCTTAAAATTATAAAATGGCATTTATATACTTCACTCTTAATCGCAAAATCTCACCTACGACAACCGTGTTGGTTGAAGAGATAGGATCACCCCCTTAGTTCAAAGTTTGAATAGTCTGGTTAAGAAAGTCTCGCTTCTCCATAAGCTTATGAGCTTTACTTTCCTTTCCCTTTTTCTTAAGTCTCGTGATGTAGTAATTAATCTCACGAGAATCTTTTTTTAACCGTTCTATTTGGGCTGCTGTCATCCGCACTCCTTGTTAGTTAATGGATTATTTTTGGATTAAGTTGGGAAATGCCTCCTGTACTAGTTTTTTAGTTAAGCCTTTGATGGGTGATTTTTTATTCACCATCGCCAATACCCACAGAGCGTCATCGGGATGGACACTCTCAAGGATTCCGATAAAAAGATTTTCCGTCTTCCATGCGGGTTGGTCATCGCCTGGCCCACCTTTAACAAAGTAGCCAAACTCTTTATGTTTTTTGAGAAGCGTGGAAGGGATTGACTCCGGAATATTCGGAGTATAAGGTGGTTTGCCTTTGGGGAGAGTGAACTCCAGTGTATCATCAAACATTCCTCTGAGAATATCCCTTACAGCAGGGATACCGTGTTGTTTCAAAATCTCAATACGTTTTTTACGAGACTTTTCTAATTCGAACTTTTCGAAAATTTCAAAAACCTGAATGGGTTGCATTTTCTAACCTCACTATACTATATAGTCTTTTTGACCCTCTCACTCGCCGTCAAGTAAGAGAATTCATCAATATCTGAGACGATTTCATTGTAGTAATCGTCACAAGTTTCTTTAGCATATGCTGCCTCAAACTCAGGCCTACCCTGAGAAATGAAACTCTCATATACTTTTTCCTTACAGATATGTAGGGGTTCGTTAAAGTTCTCTTCAACCGCCGTCTGCACATCCAAAACAAAAGCACCTATCTTGCTCATTACGCTACCTCACTATATGCTGGTTCAACACCAGATTCAACAATTTGTTCAACTATCTCTGAAGCGTCATAGTTAAACCCACCAATGTTCCACTCAACCTTTTCAACAGGGATGTACCCATATTTCCAAGCGTAGATGGAGACCTGTTCATAAGACCAGTCATCTTCATCCTCAACGAAATCATCTAAAACTTTGACGTTCAAAACCCACTCGCAAGAAACCTTCGCATAGGGATCAGCATCGGAATAAGATGGTGGCCCAAACAGGGCGACTAAATCGTCATACTTTGCGTCAATGTGACCCTTCAATGATGACCCGTTTCTATCGAAACTGTCATAAACGTCATACTCAATTACTTTCATAAAATACCTCTCTCATAATCAATACAAGTATTATACACCATTATACAACACTTGGCAAATAAAAAAAGGGCAGGGCGACAGGGTTTGCATGTCCCGAGCTTCCGGCTGAGTCCCCATCTTTCGACAGGGACATACCCAAAAATTGGCCCGCTAGAAGAGATTCGAACTCCTGACCTTTGGTTTCGTAGACCAATGCTCTATCCATCTGAGCTACTAGCGGGTGCTTCATTAGTTACTGAACTGTTCAGTCCAAGCGATAAAAATTTGTTTCGCTTCTTTCTTGTCTAGACCGAACGATTCCATCAAAACACGTGGAGCTCCGAACATGTTGATCTGTCCGGACTCACGTAGTTCATTCAAAAATTCAAAGTAGAATTCCATTACTTGGTTCCCATAACCTTGTTATCTTTGAAGTAGACACCAGCAGGCGCTACCAACTTGCCGATGATGGCCCAGTCTTCTGCTTTAAGAGCAGCGACATAGTTACCACCAGCGTCAGCGAACTTCTTTCCAAGTTCGTTATAGTCGTTGAGGAATTCAACCGCCTCAATTACAGTCGCAAATTCTTTAGAGTCTTTTGCGTTAGACATTTTTGGTTTTGCTAAAAACATATTCACCTCTCTCATTAAACCGCATAAACATCGATGTCAATGTAGTGCTTCCTGTGGAAGTAGTCAGTCATCGCATCGTCATTGTTGAAGTAGTTCTCACCTTTCAAGGCAGTCATCAACTTCTCAAGCATCTCAACCACAACAGGTTGATCAGCATAGTGTTCTTGGAACCAGTAAGGGTTAATGCTCTTACCCCACTTCGCTTCGTACTCATCCCTCATGGTGAACATCCCAGCAACGTCCTTCAACTTAAGAACGATAGTGCTGTGGTTCCTGATACCCAAAGTACCTTTCTGTCCGTATTCTTTCAGGATTTTCTTGACAACCGGAGCGATTGCCTTTTTCTCTTCTTGATTTATGTAAGCCATAATGTATTCTCTCTCAATTTTTGGAAGGGGTCATTCCCAACCAACACGTATATAATACCACAACTGGCGCCAATGGCAACACTTTTTTTGAAAAAAAGCGCACTTTTTTTAGAACTTTTTGTTCTTAAAATCATCCTCGTTAGGTCTAAATTGTGGTGGCAATTCGTTGATCCACAGGGTGTCAAACTGATCACGGTTAGACCACGCACCCCATAACATGAGTCCAATACCCACTAGTAACCAGATAATCGATCCTACGAAACTAGGCGGGTCGCCAGCGACACAATCTGCAGCTGCGTAACACTCATCCCAAAACTCTTGATTACCTACCGTTCCCAGTACAATAAAGAATCCAGTAAAAATCCTGATCATTTCGGCACCTCGTTTATGTGATAGACCCTGAAAGTATCAAAGTCTTTGTATTCTGGTTGCTGGAGTAGTTCCTTACCGGCGTCTACAAATTCAGAGGTTTTGTACTTTTTCTTGAGAATCTTCTCATAGTACGGTGTAATCGATATCAGTGCAATGCACCATTCTTTCTTCTCTCTAGGCACAGTCCCACTCCACAACTACGTAGTTGTTGATTGCGTTAACTTCTGCATACTCAACAGCTTCTTCTTCGCTAGCGAAACATTCCTCGTAGAAGACCTCTCCTTCGATCTCCAAATAATAGACTAAATCTTTCACATCTTTACTCCTTGACTCCTTTGTCACTCTCACATTCAATAAACATTATAGGTGATTCTTGCTGTAAAGGCAAGCGTTTTTCTAAACTTTTTTTAGACTTTTTTGTTATAAACAACGTCCAAATACCCACGTAATTGATCCATATTCAGCTTAGTATCTTGGTAGAAAGGGGTCAGATCAAGGTCTTCCGGTATGGTATCAGCCAACTCCGGATTCCCATGTTTTATCACTCTCCCAACAAAATAATATTTATCTCCACGTTGTTCTACAAGATCACCCATTTCACGAGTCCAGTCATCACAGGATACCTGAAGTCTCGTGCCGTTGAATCGGACATCATAATAGTCATCTGGTACAGAACCAAGACACCAATCAGAATCCTCATCTTCAGGTAGGTATCTTACCAGAAGAGGTATGGCTGTGTCAATAGACCCGTAGTGTTGAAGGAAGGATATATTGTGGTTTAGACACATCGTGTTGTATTCAGGCCCCATAGTGAACCCAGACATATTCATGAGAACATTGTTTTCAAAATGAGGATCGGAAGATAGTATCCATTTGAGAACATCCCTATTTGGAACGATCATATGGGATATGTGTTTAGAATTCACGAACCGATAGAACTCTTTTGAAGATGTGCCGTGCCACTCATTCCTATCCGCAAGTGTGATGTTGTAGTGTTTCTTGGATACCATCAATGATGGTATGAGATCGGTAATCATTGCACTCGCATGGTGCATGTTCTTGGTGTGCAATACAACAGAGTCCTGTTCAAATTTAAAGATGTCGATATTGCGTTTACTCATATCGTACACTTCTTTGTGTGAGAAGGTAATCTGTCTAGAAAACTTTGTGGTTCCGGAAGTACTTGATATTAGGAAATCATCCTCCGGTTGGACTTCCCACGGTTGGATATTTTCATTTACCAGATCGGCCACTTGGGGTGGACTGATCTTCTCCCCACCATACTGGTTTATCATCTCCAAATGTAACCCATCATAAAGGGTATCACCACTACCATCATCAAGACAAAACCTCGCAGGCCCGAATCTGGCGAGTTTGGTGAAGGGTAATGACTCCTTTTTTGCGGGTGAGTCTAAAAGTATGACACGTAAACCCAACTCAGCGCAGGCGAACAATGCACTCACGTGCCAGTGGTTTACGTTAAGGATAGAGATTGCAACAAGGTCTCCCTTCTTCGCACGTCTCTTTACTAAACATTGTTTCCACCTATTGATCAAACTTTCAAGGTGACCATAGGTGAACGCATCGTTGTATTCAATTTCTTTGTTTATTAACTTTCTATCAATCTTCACATTCTTTCCATTTCTTTACATTTCGAACACTTACCACATGCCTTAGAGTTCTTCGATGTGCATGTTCTTATATGGGGTCTGACCTCTTTAGGGATCATTAACCACTGTTCTTTCTTACTTAGATGTTCCAATGGAGCAGACATCTCACTCTCAAACCCAAAGAGTTTACCTTGTTGTTTGCAATAATTTTGTGCAACTTCCCATGTATCTGCATTACCATCCGAACTGTTTTTACCTATGTAGATATCTTTGCACCAAGGGTTGACAATCTGAGTCATGAAGGCCATACTAGTCCACAGGGGTAGGACAGGGTATCCACCACCAAACTTTCTGTGTTTCCAGAACTCGGCGGTCTTCTTCACATCGGGGATTGCTGATTTACATTCGATGAAACTTACTTCAACACCAAGCATATCAGACATACGTTCTACTGCATATGTCTCAAACGGATTGGCTTGAATGTCGTTGTTATAGATTTCTAAGTGGATTATAAGAGGGTTTCTTTTTTCTAGTACAAGTTGATGTACTAGTGAGGTGCTTTCTACACCCCCAGACCAAGCGACTATACAATTATGATTTGAGGTGTTTGATATGGCTTGCATGAATCTTACATCCTATAAATTCGTTGTAGTACTCATCACTGAGTAACACATCGTTTTCAAATTGAAGTTTGGCTTCGTAGTATGAACACTCACCTTTTGTTTTGCACAAACGGAGTATTTCACGATGGTATATATCCTTACCATTCTTCTCAACCAACATTTTCAGTTCCTCGTTAGAACCGTAGTAGTCCTGCCAATCAGACATCACTATCTTCTTTCTCTTACGAGTTTTACCCTTCAACGGCGGAAGGGTTCTTTTAGACCAAAAGAATTTCTTACCGATATATTTCTTTCCGGTAGCTCTATTGGTTATACAATATACGAATCCGTAGTTGTCTCCAACATCATCATCGGTAAAGTTTTCTGACTGGTTGCGATAGTACCACATAATTACTATATAGTACCATCGCTATCTCCTAGATATTCTACCTCAGCCTCTTCTCCACACATGGGGCAGAAGAGGGGCTTGTCATCGTCGTAGTTACAAACTACTCTGGTAATACTGTCACAAATCGCACATTCTAATTCGAATATATACGACTCCATCAAGCGGCACAACCTTGCCCGTCTAATCCACAGACTTCTGGTTCAGGTTCTTCCCAACCCCAATCACCTTCCATTCCATTGACGGAATACTCAGTGACTCTCTTCTCAAAGAAGTTATCGTGGGATGCGCCGTTCAGTACCCAGTCCAACCACGGCAGTGGATTGTCCTTTTGACGGAACTTTGTTTTCATACCAAGTTGTAACAGTCTACGATCTGCAATATGTCGGATGTACGCACGTACATCCTTAATAGACAAACCTTCTACCGTGTTACCTTTGAATGCAAGTTCAATAAACTTATCTTCCAATGCAACCGCAGTCTTGGCCATCTCATAGATTTTAGACTTCAATTCGTCGTTAACGATACGAGGATGTTCCTCTGTAAATGTTCTGAATAGTTTTGCGTTACCCTGTACATGTAGAGTTTCGTCTCTAATAGACCACTCAACAATCGTACCCATACCTTTCATTTTACCGAAACGTTGGAAGTTCAACAACATCACGAATGATGAGAACAGTGACATACCTTCATTGAATACAGACTGGGCCAATGCAAGTGCAAGACCTGTATGTGTATTAGTATCACCCTCTTTCATGAAGTCAACCTTGTCGGCCATCTCCTTGAACTCTAGGAATTTGTGATACTCTTCGTCGGGTAATCCTAACGTGTCATTAAGGAGAGCATACGCCCGTTGGTGTACTGCTTCTCTACCGGCGAACGAAGACAACATGTTTCTGACTTCGTTATTCTTAAACTTAGGTATAAGAAGTTCGTGGTAGTTCTCTCCAACCTGTACATCTGACTGTGTGAACAGTCTTAGGATGTGGGTGATAAACTCTTTCTCTTGACTGGATAGTTTGGTCTTCCAGTCCTGTACGTCTTCGGATAGTTCTGCTTCATCTTCAATCCAATGTACCTCTTCATGTTTCTTCGATAACTCAACCGCCCACGGGTACTTGAACGGTTTGTATGTTGTACTAAATTCTAATAATGCCATTTATCCCTCGCAAGCTTTACATTCGTCGCCTTCATCTAGACCATCTAGTTCAGCGGTTTTGTTTAAATATTTCATCAACTCTTCGTAACCACCCACATACTCACCTTCAAGGTAAACTTGCGGAACGGTCTTTACTTTTCTACCTGTTACTTCAGCGGCAGTTTTACCTACCTCTTCTAGATCGATATAGTCAAATGAAATACCACGTAGATTTAATTCGTCCTTAGTCATTTCACAGAAAGGACAGTTCTTTTTACCATACACCAAGGTACGGTTATCATCTTCAAGTGCTACTCTCTCTACCTTTTCAGACACATTCTCCGCACGAGAACTTGATTCTGTACGTAGGTAGTAGAGTCCTTTGAGACCGGATTCCCATGCCTTCAAGTGCACCTTGTTGACATAAGACTTCTGGACACCAGACGGGAAGAAAAGATTCACAGATTGACCTTGACAAATATGAGGTTGTCTATCAGCCGCATGTTTGATAATCCATATCTGATCTAATTCTTGTGCAGTCTTATATATGCTTTTCTCACCTTCAGTGAGTTCTGGTAAATGTTGTACCGAACCTTTACTAGTAATAATAGACTTCCAGATCGAATCGTTGTTTATACCACGTTCTTCAAGTAATTGTTCTAGGTACTTGTTCTTAACCAAGAACGAACCCGCACGTGTCCTATGCGTGTACGCATTTGCCTTCAAAGGTTCAATGGATGGACTCGTTGATAGAATTACGCCACTTGAGGCATTAGGAGCAATTGCAAGTAGATGGGCGTTACGTTGTCCACTTCCCACCCCATCAGGGTACTCTCCTCTTTCATTTGCCAATAGAGCAGACTGTTTCGATGCCTGATCCTTAATTCTTTCGAACACAACCTTATTGATATCTCTAGCTCTCTCGGACTCCCAAGCAACTCCGTGTTTTTGTAACAACGAGTGAAATCCCATCGCTCCAAGACCGATTGATCTTTCTCTTTCGGCGGAGTATTTGGCTCTTGTGATTGTGTCGGGTGCTTCGTCGATGAAGTACTGCAAGACGTTATCAAGCATAGTAATAAGATCAGCGACAATTGTAGTATCTTTCCATTCATCATAGTATTCCAAGTTTAGTGATGACAAGCAACATACCGCAGTCCTGTCTTCGGATGTCGGTAAGTGAATCTCATTACAAAGATTCGATCCATTGATTTTGAGACCCAAGTTTTTTAGTGGTTGAGGTAAATCTTTATTTGCAGTGTCGATAAAGTTCAGGTATGGTTCACCTGTACGAAACCGGACTTCAAGTATTCTTTCCCACAGTTTTCGTGCACTGATAGTTTCTTTTACTGAATCGTCTTTCGGGTCACGTAGTGCAAATTCTTTGTTGTCACGAACAGCTTCCATGAACTCATCGGTGATATTGATTGCGTTGTGTAGGTTCAATGCCTTACGTTGCACATCACCCGTAGGAATACGCATATTCAAGAATTCAATAATGTCTGGGTGGTGTACGTCCATGTAGGCCGCATATGATCCTTTACGAGTCTTACCTTGACGGTAAGCAATCATATCTGCATCTACAGTGTGAAGGAAGGGAATGGGGCCTGGAGCAATCTCAGACACGGTTCGCACGTCAGACCAATGACCCCCGACACCCCCGCCGTAAACACTAAGCCAACGTAACTCAGAACTATGATCAATGAGACCTTCCAAAGTATCTGGGACATACGTAAGGAAACAGGAGATTGGCATCCCCTTTCCTTTTCCATGTCCATTCGGTGCATTAGATAGAACCGGACTTGCAAACATAAAGTACTTATTACTAACATAATCATATAAACGTTCAGAGAGTCCTTCATCCATTTCTCCCTTATATGTCGCCCATGCCTTGGCAGCACGTGCATAACCTTCTTGAGGCGAGTTTTCGTGGTCGTTTAGATAGAAATCCTTTAACATTCCCACAGCATAGTCTGCTAGTAGGTCATCCTTTTTCTTATTGATCTTGATCATTTTCTTCCCATTATAATTTACTGTAATCGTAGAAGGGGTCTGCTTCCGAAAACTCATACTCTTCTATAAAGACTTGCCTACCTGTCTCTATGAAGGTTTGAGCCATCTTCAACATATGCTCTTCCTGTTGATCCTCAAATATTTTGTTCTCATATAACAAATGAGATAACATTGAGGTGTGATAATTCTCCACGACAAATCTGTCGGGGTAGAGGTATTTATTACTAGTGCCATCTCTACAGACGTAGACTAGTTTATCTTTTTCATTTTCTTTTTGAAAATTTATGACCTGATCGGATTCGTCGTTATTAAAGATTACGACATAGTGTCCGGAAGGTAAAGGTGTAATATTCATACTCACTCCAATTCGAATGAGTAATTATATCAACGATAGGTGTGCTTTGTCAAGGGGTTTCATTCAGATTCACGCTTAGATTTCTCTGACCACTTCTCCATGAATCTAGACAAGACCTGAGCCATGTCTTTGCGTTTCTTCTTACGATCAAACTTCTTACGGACAACAACGGTAGAAGAATCATCTCCAGTTCCTACTACAGAACTAGTCCCAGTCATTTCTTCATAGAACTTATTGAATGATTTCATTTCGTTATCTCTCCGGTTGTGAAATATATGCGTTGTCTCGTTTTTAAATGGGTTCCTTCGTATATACTCAATCCTAACATCTCTTCAACGGGATTACCGTCTTCGATTCTAATTTGATCACCCTTACTGACAGCCTCAACAAAAGATGTTGCTGTCATGGAATCGTTCTTCATACGATATACGCCAGGCGATATCTCATTACCATGTAACATAAACCACTGAGAATCTTCAGCGAGTACGTCAAGGATATCGATACCAGTCTTTGCGTGGATTTTTTCTATGTCGGTGTCAGATAGTTCACCGTGTTCTTTGATAAGAGCGAGAGCAGCACCATAACGTGCAACGACTGACTTACCGCCAGGCGCTTTCGCCATGATCTTCTTTAGGTTAAATACGAGACGATGAAATGCGGTATAGTGATCTCTCAGAGCTTCACGATTATCCATCGTGTTGTCATTGAAATCTTTGTTTCTCTTACCGTTCTCATCTACGATACCTAGTTTAAACGCTTCGGTGTTTTCGATAGGAGTTACAAGCAACTTCAGGAATCGAATAGTGTATACTAGGTCTGCTGCAGATTTTAAGATTCCCATCTATATTCTCCTAATTTCTCTTAATCGCTCTACTGCGAGTTGATCCATAGTTACTTGTGGATATCCATGTTCGTCAATGGCTTTTAGAAAAATTAGAAATGGTTTTAATACTGGCCAGTGTTCCTTTTCTATTTTAAACTCTAGGATTTGTAATCCTGCCTCAAAACCAAATACATTAAATATAACTATAAGGTGATTCAGAATCAATCTTTCACTCAGATCACCTTGATCTTTATATCGGTTCAGTAATCTCTTTACATACTTGAACCTTTTTAAGTCCTCAAAAAACTGTTCACCGTCAATTGCCATTGGTGTATGATAATGCTTCGCAGCATATATCATCAAGTTCTTACTATTCAAATTCATTATATACCTTTCAGGATAAAATTAAGTCTATCCTTTATATAGGGGCATCAAGATAGTTTTTCTATAAGAGTCTTTTTACTATCCCAAGTACGTACTTCAACACCACTCTGTTCTGCAAGAGCAATCAATTGAGGTTTAGTCATTCCTTCTAAACCCACGTTTCCAACAGGAGCTTCATGCAACATCTGTGGTGCTTGATGAACTACCTGTTCTGTTACTTGACTAACACTCAAATAATCGTCGATCTCACCAGAAGTAATTCTCTGAGATTTCAACAGTTCCCCCGTGGCCGGATCAATCCAACCACGAGTAGTAGGTGTAGCATTAGAAGCCCATGAGGGTGGTTTAAGTGCCATAATTAGTCCTCTACTTTCTGATCTGCAACTTCTTGTGCGATTTCACCCCAAGTCTTACCAGACAATACATCCATGATCTTCTCACGTGCTGTACGAGTGTCTTCCTTTACGGGGTTAACAACATTCTTGTCACCAGCCTTGTTGTCGCCAGGTCTCTTAGGTGCTTCTTTACCAGAGTTACCTGCTTTAGTTGTTACGTCAACTGCCTTCTCTTGATGCTTCTCATGTTCAGGATCAGACTTCTTATGTTTCGCAATAAATTCTTTTGACTTAGGAGATTCCTTGTCATCAATCTTTTCACCTTCTTCAGGTTTTGCCTTGGCAGCTTCACCAAGTGCATCGACCAATTGATCCAAATCTTCTTTAGTAGTTACCTTCTCACCGATCTTAGAAATCTCAGCAGTCTTACCGTCTGTGTTACCGGCTACAGGCTTCTTTTTCTTCTTATCTTTTGAAAGATCAGTCTCTCCACCTTCTTGATCCTTATCGTCACTCTTCTTAGCGTCGATAGCATCGTCGGTAGCAGCACGCTTCTTGTGCAGATACTCATCTGAAGAATCTACGTCTCCATCATTGTCGATGTCCTTGTCCTTACGATTTTTGAACTTCTTATCGTTCTCTTTATCGTCTACAGGATCAAGTTTCTTTTTCTCAGAGACAACCTCAAGATATGCCTCCGCCATTTTTTTGATATCTTCCGTTCTCATTATTGTCTCCGTTACATGAACCAGAATAGTTTGATTATACCGCCGATCACACCAGTGCCGACGATCAGGGCGATTCTATTAATAATATGTACAGTCCTAGCATTATCATCTACTTTCTTTTCGATGTCATCGAGCTTCTGGGAGAATCTATTCATTCTCTCAAAGTTAGAGTGATTGTTCTTTTCGATAGCTATAAGCTTCTCCTCCGCCCGAGCGAGAGCAATCATCGCATCAGCGAGTTTATCGATTTTCTCCTCTATACGGTCAAGTCTTTTTGCTTGAGTTTCTACTGCCATTTGTGTACCTATCCCATAGAAATATAGTAATAACTTATACTATTTATATTATTTTAATTATCAACCTTAGCGCTTCCACGCCATTGATAACAACTCCAATACCTTGCTTTCCATTTAGGGCCTGGATTCGCACAATTGTGCCTTGCTCTAAATGATGCTCTCTTCTTAGGGTTGTCTCTATTGATTCCCATATTGGGATCACCAAATCGGACAACCACAACTTTACCCTTCTCGTTTTTCACATACACCTTGAACTTCTTATTAGGGTTCTCAGATGTACGGATAGGGTCATTTAGTTTGACCTTCTTTCCTTGATATTCCGACTCAGTTATTTCTAAGTCTTCGTAGAGATCATTGCATTCGCAATGTTCATCTATTGCTAGGTAATCTGTAAATTTTTTCATGTGATATATGTATTGAGTTCGTAACGCTTATTGTCCAGATTAGTTACCTGTACTGCAAGCATCTTACGTTTCTCATCCTTTAATTTGAGAGTGAAACTGTTGGTCTTACCATTGGAAGGTTTTCTAGGCCCCATTGCCACCTTTCTATCAATGTCATCGGTATCCACTTCAAAACCCCTTTTCTTCGCAAATGCGTATGCAGCTGCCATCGCAGCAGAATAGGTTTTGTGATAGATTGGATAAGAGTCCTTCTTTTCCCTGAGTTGATCGAATGTAATCATGGTTACCTCTTCTTCATCATTTTGTAGGCCACATCCGCAAGAGCGGGGACAGTCATTCCATCCATTCTCTTCTTGTTTTGATCGTTGACCTTATCGTAGATTTGAGTAATTGCGGATGCTGTAAACATATCTACCATAACACCATTGACCTTCTTGGCCTGTTTGTTCTTTACTATATCACGTAATTGATCCATATGTCCAGCCTTTTTTTCAACAATTCCATATGTCTCACACGGTGTTTTACCACAACCACAGTTCTCTGCTTGTTCTTCAATTTCAGTAGATTCAAACATTTTAGCAAGTTGCTTCACATTAACTGTTTTGAATGAACCGAACTCATCAGTAACCCTAAATGATAACTTACTACCATCAACTTTCATATCGACGGTGTGTATTTTACCCTTCTTATCTTTAAGACCTTTTTTAATCTTAGGGGGTCTTGCAGCCTCACTGACTTCTGCTTGTTCTTGCATCAAGCGTCCATTCTTGAACATTCCATGTTTCTTAAGAATTGACAAAACACCATCACGGGGATCGGTGTCCATGTTAGAAACATGTTTCTTCAATCCCATGAATGCCTTGTTCTGAACCATAGTAGATGAGTTTTTACCAATCTCTCTTACGTATGCGGCCGCCTTTTCGAAATCTCTCTTGTCGATACCACCAGACTTCTTTGCGTAGTCGGATAGTGCCTTGGATGTCTTGAAGAAATCAATTGCTTCATTGACTTTTGGTTTATCGTGGGTAAAACCCATCTTGTCATACTTGACATGATCGGCATACTTATTTGCTTTGAAAGCCTTACCCGTCTTCGGGTCATACATCATGTGAGGTTTGAAATCATCCTCAGACGCACATTCTGCTTGAGATTGATTTGAATGGTACTCTTTACCCTTTTTCAAATAATCTGCTCTGGAGATTTTAGGCCCACCATATTCGTCTATTTTTTTACGCAGTTCTTTTAATTTCATTACGCTAAGTCCTTATCGTGGTTGAGACCACCCTTTTTCTTTTTTACTATGAAGGCGTTGACACGTGCATATCCCCATTGTTGAGGGGTAGTGCCTGGTCTATGACCAGTCTTCCAAGCTGCAACACCACGATTATAAACCTTTCTTAAAGTAGCTACGGAGATACCAGATTTCTTTGCTTTCGCAGCAAGTCCATCTGGGCCTTCTCCCAAGTCACCTAAACTGTCCCAAAGAGAATACCGTTTCATTCCGTCTCCCGATTTTTAACTTTAGCACGAGCGAGTCTTGCACGATCCAAGATTCTATCGTGTCTTTTTTTGTCTTGTTCCTTTTCTCTGTTAATATCATTACGAGCGGATTTTACCGGATCGGTCTCTTCATATGCCTCACCACGTACCGCACCACCCAATGCTTTGATATCCAACTTCAAACCGTGTTTACGGATAAGTTGTTGTGCGTAATACTCAGGGCCATGTCTGCCCTTGTCCGCTTTCATTTGTTTGCGAATATAGTCCGCAACTTGTTGATACTGTTTTTTCTTAATGGTCTTTGATGCCCAACGAGATATCATCTGAGGTGTGGTCTCTGCCTTGAGACACATCTCAAAAGTAATTTCAAGTTCTTCAGGTACGCAATCAGGAACAGTCTTGTTCCCCTTCTTCTTCATACCAACTTGTTTGTATCCATCCCAACAGTCTTCATCGTACATGTCTTTGAACTGTTTAGTGTACTTGGATGGTTTAGTCTTTGCGGTCTTATCGCCAGGCGCAGGCTTGTATGCGGATGCGTCATCATCATCCTTCTTGCCGTGCTTCTTAAAATGTGCGTCTCGTTTTGCCTTGGTAGACTTCTTTAGTCCGGCGTGATATCTTGCGGGTTGGGTTCCCTCTCGGTCTTTGATGTCGGGGTCTTGTCTTTCAACGAGTTCGACTGCATCCAACCATTTGCGTAGTCGAGTGCCGTCTGAGCGTTCGACGATAACGTAATTTGATCCGAGCATTGAGACCGTAGCCACTTCTTCGCTTTCTTTAATAACAACAGAATCTCCAATTTCATAGAGTTTACCCTGTACGTATTTTTCTCTTGTTTCAGAAACAGGCGTCAGTTCAATATGATTCTTGAATGAGTGCTCTTCCTTGAGCCCCATCCCTTTACGGACATCATTGAACAACTTCCTTGCATCTCTGTCCGACATAGACTTAGGCACACCTTGTGCGAAAGTCACGAAGTCATTGTTCTGTGCGTTTGCACGTTGCTTAGATGCGGACATACCTTCCACACCCTCAGCATCTGGATCACGTTTACCAGCGGATACTACACGAATAGTTTCGAAGTTATAAAACCCGTGACGAGCTTTCTTACCATTGTACTTAGACAACAGGACATCAAACTCACGTACACGGTCATCCCCGACAACCATTGTTACTTTTTTATACCCTTGGTCATACAACCGTGATGCGACATCAAATACATTCTTGACGTTCTTGTCGATCATCACACTACGTGCATGTTTTGGAAACATCTTACGCACATGTTTAACTTTGTCTGAATATGACAAAGGGTCTTTCTTGGGGTTTGATACTTGGGACAAATAGACTTTGTAGTCTGCGCCACCAGATTTGGAGGCAAGTGTGTCCATTACTTTACCGTGGCCGATAGTAGGTGGGTTCATTCTACCAAAGGTAAAATAAACTTCCTTTTCTTCTTCGGTTAGGTACTGTGAAAAATTCTTAATCATCTTTGTTCTGTCCGCCACGCTTTCGGTCTTTTTCCATTTTGCGTACTTTAGGTAACAGTTTACGAGCTACCTTATCAATTTTAGGACGCATTTTATCTAGGCGTTTCTCTATCTCCTGTCTACGAGCAAATGAGAGTTTACCTTTATCCGCACCCTTAGTCAACTTTTTGAAGAACATAGTACGTGCTTGTTTCTGTGCACGTTTCTTAAGTTTGTCCATATCGGCAAATTTACGTGCAGCTCTTTTACGCCCCATGGCGATCTTAGCTTTATTCTTCTTAAGTGATCGTGCGAGTTTTCGACGGGCAGCAAAGTCTAACGCTTCTTCGGCGTTTTTCTTTGATTTGTATGCAACCTGATCGTCACCCGACTGAGTGCGATCCGTTGTTGTGAAGTCTTTAAATCCTAATGGCTTTGCCATTTCTTACCTCTTTGGTTTATCCCATCCTTTCAAAATATCGGGTGAAAAGTTGTTGTATGAAAATTCCATACGGTCAACAAGTTTCACTGCGTCACCACCAAGTTTGTCGATTGCTACATATCCTTCCTCACCAGTTACCTTGTAACCTTTAGTGGTTTTGACAAATGTATCAATCTTCTTTAAACTATCAAGTTTATTTATAAGTTTCATCTTCGCTAAAACGATCTGTTTTTGCAATTCGAACATTTTAACAAGAGATTTTTTGTTTGTTGGAGAGAAAAATTTCATGTAGGCGTCGAGTTTATCCTGTTGAGTTTTCTTGCCTCGTGCAGTACTTCTCTTATCCATCTCTGCCTTGAACTTTTTATTGATCCAATTAATAAGTCCG